TATCCACCAGTGCCAGAAGCCATTAACTAATCCTAATTAACGCTGTGTTGTATGCCGCTGATGGTAACTGAACTTGAAATGTACCATTTGATGATGAGTAATCGCTCCCAAAATCCAAAACAGCAATAGATGCATTTGATTTAGTATTGTTGTAAATTAAAGCACCACGAGCGGTAATTGTTGCTGAAGACCACGATGGGTCAGCAGCGTCAAAGTATGCCACTTGGTTGGTGGAATCATAGGCTACAGCTTGACTTGAGAGAGTTGCTCCCCCTGCCGTATATCCAGTTCCACTAACTTCGTTAGTTGCTGAATAAGCTGATGTTGTAGCTCCAAGTGAAGCACTTGAAGTGTACAATGCTATTTTTAAAGTGTTCCCACCATTACCTAAATTTTGTGCTCCGTCTAAACAATCCTGTAAAAACGCATCTGTTAATGTTTGCGAAATTGCCATTTATTTTCTCCTATGTATTCATTGGTTTTAATGTATTTTCTCCCATTACATTTGAGGGAGATGTATAATCGTCTCTTCTTCTTCTTCGTGTTTGATTGTTAATCGCTTCTGCTGCTGCTTGATATCTCTGCGTGTAAATTTGCAAATCTTCTCTGTTTTTTGTAAATGTACAAGCCTCCATCAAGCACGCATATAAAAGCAAGTCTTGTGCATTGATTGTCAGCCAGTTCGTTGTATTGGAACTGGATAGCTCCGCCAATCTTCTGGCGTATGTTATTTCTATTGTGTATGTTGAGTCTGGCGTTGGTGCAACAAGCAAAGCGGTATCACTGTAGTTAGCCCAATACTTTGGACTTCCCGTTGTTGTTGCCGTTGGCCAGTAATCATAGATATATTCATCCGTTCTCTCTTCCAAGAATATTCTCTTACTGTCTGAATTGAGCCACAGAAAATGAAATATTATTTTTGTGTCATCGGGTTTGCTTACAAATCTATCGCTAGTGTTAAAACTGGAGTATGATGTTTCGTTAAAGGCGTACGGCTCTATATCTCTAGCTATACGTTGTTCCGCCAAGGAAATAAAGTTATCCGTTTCATTGGAGAACTCCGTTCCGTCATTTTCCATCCAATCCTTTAAATCCTGCGTTAAACTGGAGTATGTCATTGTTGCCATATTATCTCCTAACCTACATCATCCAATAATGCTGCTACTATACATGTTACTGTTGAAGAAGATGAAATTGCATGTATATCAGCAACAGTTGTATTTGGTAAATTTGCAAACCAAGAGTGTCCTGCGGCTATTTTAATTCCATCTGTTACAGAAGTAGAAGCAGTTCCTGCATCTAAAACAATGTATACATCATTAGATGCATCTGTATTTTTAATAAATAAAAAATTAACTTTATCTCCTGTAGCTACAGCAGTAGGTGCTGTATCATCATCAACAGCAGTGTAATCTGTAAAATATCCTGCAATTAAATCAGTGCTTGAATTTGATACACTTGTTAATTTATAATACCATTTGTCATTAGCATCAGAAGGACTAATAGTCATACTACCAGAAATAGTTTTAGCTATTTCGTCTGGTAATATAGTTGCTGTCAGTGTTATACTCGCATCATCTGCCATTATTTCTTACCTTCTTTTTTAAGACGTTGTTCTCTCTCTTCGTATTTCTTTAATTCCTCATCTGATATTTTTCTAATAAAACCCTTTACTGGATTTTTGATAATTGCCATTTTTATTGGTTTAGCGATTGCGTCTGCCATGTTACCCCTTAGTAATTTTGAATGATATACCCGTTACGGGCACTATTACGTTTTTAATCTTTTTTGAAGTTGAAGTGTTTCCAGAGTTGTCCTGCGAATCGGTATCCCCCGAAGTGGGTGAGACTTGAACCGAGGTCAGCCCAGATTTTTCCTCCAATTTTTTGCCATCGTCTTGAGAAGGCGTAGTCTTCTGATAAGTATCGTCCATCTTCATCTTTCATTGTGTCAAAAAACAGGTAAGTGTTCTTTGAATCATATTCCTTTCCATTAACAATTTGGTCAGTTATATAATGTAAATCTTGATACTCCTTCTTCATTTTTTCAAGGCATGAACGCTGTATTAGCATAAATCCCGTTGCCGCATCCAATACCTCTGCAAAACCTTTTTCTACATTTATGTTATCTTTATCCGCAAAGTTTAACACATAAGGATAACTTAAATTCTTGTAATCTTTTCCCTCTTTGATAAGGTCTGGTATTCCATCCCAGTTAATAAGTTTCATGGGATAGGGTGCACATATCACCTCTCTATTAAATTCTAAAAAGCGTGGTATTAGTTTTGCATCAAATCCTATGTCTGCGTCTACAAACAATAAGTGTGTTGCTTCTTTATCATCAAGAAAATTTGCAACGAGTGTATTGCGTGCCCGTGTTACAAGAGACTCCTGTCCCAGTGTTTGTATGCGTAAAGCTATACTTTCCTGCCTACATAAATTTTGCAAGTCAAGGATACTGTGAAAGTAATCCTCGCTTAACCAACTGCCATAACATGGCGTTCCTACAAATATATTTGCTTTAGCTGACACTCACTGATTCACTACCCAAACTTGCAGTTAAAGTCAAGGCTGTCGCCAATGGTGTGGCGTTTGTTGATGTAAATGTACCCACTATTTTTACATCTGCATTTGTTACGCCCAAGCTAGCCATAAGTGTATTAACACTTCCATTTTCCAACTGGTCAGATGGATTTAATGTAACGGGTGGTCTCGCATTACTTAACGCTTGACCATCTGGTTTGTGTTTTCTTGGTTCTAATTGTGGATGTTTTTCTTCAAACTCCGACCTGTGAACAAAGGAACCGTTCCACTCCTTGACCATTTCATTGTATGGAAAAGCCAATCCACTTCTGTCAGATATAGCTTTCGCATATTTACCTGTCGCCCTCATTATACACTATACCTCAAGTCTGGAATTATTTTTAAGTCAACCTTCTCCCTGTTGTCCTGCATTGCCCTTGCAAATTCTTCCTCGTATAACATTTTTAATTCTTGCCTTCGCTGAATATCAATTTGTGGTCTTTTTAAGGCGAGATAATATGCCAAACCGCTTATTGCACTGGGCAAAAACCTATTGGGTGCGTCAACCGTTTCCGTTGCAGCCGTGATATCCTCCAATGCCCTTCTTTCCTTGAAACGGAATGTGTCCGCCTTATCGGGAGTTGGATACAAGTATACAATAGGTGTTAGTTGTTTATCTAAAAAATATTGTGATGGCCTTCCTTTGTTAGCTTTATTAGGAATTTTTAAATAGTCATCACGAGTAATTCTCTCTAATTCAAATTCTGTTCTTGAATCATCGCTGTTTGTTTTTGATATGACCGCCTCTTCAATGTCAACAGTCCAAGCATTTAAGGTATAATTTGCAGTTCCTACTGTGAGTGTCTGCGTTGATTCCGTAACACTCCATAGCTGTATGCTTCTATTCAGCCATTCCTTAAATAATAAATTCAGTGCTCTTCTACCAACGGATGCTTCCTTACCTGTCTGCGGCTCCCCACCTATGCGGCTGTAAGCCTCTTCAATAATTTCATCAACGTATAAGGTAAAGGTACGAGTACCAGAGGTTGCCATGTTTTATCCTAATTGTAATAAACTGTTACGTGTGTGGTTACAGCATTTGTGCATTTGATGCTTGTTGCACATCTAAATCCTGTACCCGGAAACATTATAGAGCCTGCTACAGATTTACTGTCTCCGGCATCTGAATCATTTGTTCTTGGTACATCAATAACTGCCACGGTTGTGGAACCATCCAATAAAGTAATAGTGCCTGCCGCAACATTGTAAGGTTGTACCCATGAAACTCCTACTATTCTTCCGGGGCCATTGAACACGGTTGTTGTAGTGGCACTTGTAATATTTGCCGATTTTATATCCATTGAATTGATTTTCCTCCTATTATAATTTTATTCGTTTCATTTCTTATAATCATAAAAAACAAAGCTATTTTTTCACAAATATGCATAGTATTATCCTAAAAAAAAAGGCTAGGGCTTTTACACCCTAGCTGTTATGTTAATATACTGAATATTCTAGTTCTACCGTAAATCTACCTGCTGTAATATCAGCATTAACTGCTGTAGTAGCAAATGCATATAAGTATTTACTAGCGATAGCCGCTGTTACGTTTGGAACGAATATATGATAATTACCTGCTGTGTCATTAAAGTTAACATCAATTTCAGTAATTGATTGTGTAGCACTTAACTGTTCGTTAAATGAAGTAACACCTGCTCCAACAATTTCTGTTCCAGATGAAACAGCAGAGTTGGTAGACGTGCCACTTGTAGCACTTAAAGATAAACCACCAACAAGAGTTTGTCCTGCCGCAGTTGTAATACCAATTAATGCTCTGTGAATAAAAAATTTAGTAGCTGTTACTAAATCATCTGGATGGTCTGTATTCAGAGTTCCTAATTCCACAAGAACATCACCATCGCCGTATGCTGTAGTTGCAGCATCTGTTGATGCTAGAGTTCCTGCGAAAGATTGAAACTTGTGAGTTCCAAGTGCACATAATTGTCCAGTTGAGTTAAGATTAACTCCTGTTTCTGTGATGGCACCAGTAGAGGCAGCTTTATTAATTACTTTAAAACCTGTCTCTGACCTTACTGCACCACTAAAAGTTGTATTAGCCATTTTAATTCTCCGTAGTTAAATTATACCATCGCTTCTACGATTGTCTGCTAGGGCAGTTGGTATAATTAATTAATCCTAGAAAATAAAAAGGGGGGAATTAATCCCCCCTAGTTCGTACTTTATTACGCACCCGGTGAGCCAAAGATAGCTCTCCAGTCAGACCATCCGAAAGAATATCTTTCAGAAGCCTTGAAACGCATATTTCCTGTTTCAAAGTCTGGTTCCATAGAAGTTTTTAAACTTCTTCTTTGGAACATTTTAAGACCAGAATTGATAAGGTCTGTTAAAATGAACCACGCATCAGTGTCAGTGAGGTAATGATTTACCGCATATCCTTGTGGAAGGATATTCATTGACCTAGCTGCGTTGATATCATTGTCAGCAGTACCAACTCTCAAGTCACTTTTCAGAATTCTCTGAGCAGTGAATGCTGTGTCTTTTGGTATAATTAGCTTACGAGCGTTAACCGCAACTGGGACATTTCTGTCATCCACAAAACCACCAATCGAAATGATTGCTGATTCCAGTGAAGATTCAGAAAAGTCGGCTGCTGTTGACGGTTCATTAGCAAGGTCTCCTGCCTCAAGTGTAGGGTGGTCTGTAGTCATTAATGCTTTCGCATCTCCACCTGTGTAACTTGAACTAAATCCATTGTTTAGGACATTAGCTGCTTTTACCTGCTTAGTGTAAGCCATAGAACGTGCTAAAGCAGCAGTGTACCGTTTTGATAATGTGTCATAAAGGTTATCTTCCACAGCTTCCTCAGTAACTGAGAATGCTAGGGCGATAGTTTCATGCACATATCTTGCAGTCCATTGCTCTGAAGCAGTGTCATATTCGATAGAAGCACCCTCTGATTTAGTTGGTGCAGCCCCGAAGCCCGTAAGTAGAGTTTCCTCTTCAAACGCTCTGTCTGAGCTTTCTTCTGTGAATATTTCAGCGTGTTCACGTTCCCATCGTTTGTACTCCATTCCAAATAAGGCGTGGAGACCGGGTTCCAACTCTTTAACGAGTTGACTTCTATTAATAGCCATAATTTTCTCCTATACCTTATACGCCTGCCGTACTTTGGTCATGTCCAATCAGTTCATGTTCCCATATAACTGCTTCCAACACGCCATTAGTACCATAGGCATTTTTTGGTTCTTCATACAATCCGAGAATTCGCAAATTTGCTGTGCCCGTTCCTGTCGTGCCATTAATCTCAAAGGCAGATTGACCTGTTACGGTACTACCTGTACCTGCAACAATGTCTGCTAAATTGCCGATGTCGGCGAAGTCAGCACTGCCAGAAGATTGAATAGCCCAGACAATATTAGGGTCGTCATACACATAAGCGGTGACATCGCCATCGTTTAGTGTAGCTGTTCCGGTTGGCCAATATCTCTTGAAGACTTCTGAGCCATCAGACGCAGTATATTTACAGCCTGCGAATACGCCTAGTAATCTCTCTGTCGCCGCTGCCACTTGGATGTATCCAGTAGCCGCAAGTTTCACGAAATCACCAGTAAAAACATTTGCTGCGTATTCTTTAACTATTTTATACTCGTTAGCTCTGATAGTGCCTCCAGTGAGATGTCTTACTGGCCTTGCACCGAAAGCGGCGTCTACGTTTGCCATAATATTTCTCCTGTATAAAAGTTAAAAACCCCCAACAAGAAAATTTAGTCTTACTCTGTTTTTTTACCAACAGAGACAGAACTTTTACGCTGTTGTGATATAGGCATGGATGGATGTTGTTCTTTTAAAACATCAGCATCAACGGCTTGTGTTTGCTGTTTAGTCCTATTTTGAAAATATTCCTTTTTAGCATCAGCCATTTCAACTGGTATTTTAGCGAGAACTAAATCTCCGTGTCCAATCACTCCTGCGTACTTTCCAGATTCATGCATAGGGACATCGAAATCGGGGTGTTCCTCTTTTTTAACGAACTCATAGCCTTCACGTTTCCGTTTTGCTATGTTTCGAGCATCATCCTCCCCACCCGCACTCACTCGTAGCCATCGGTATTTGATGCCGTCAACCTTTGGCTTGGGTGCATCTAGATATGAAGGAGGTGTATAGGTTACTTTTCGTTTCGGATGAGACCTAGATGCGGTCTCCTCAGACGGTGTTTTTATATTTTTATTGGTCATTTGTGTTCCTCACAAACTTGGCATATTCATTTTGTGGCACACCCAGTTTCTTAGCCA